CGGATGTGGTATTGGATAATACATATCCCATATATTTATTTAAAATAATTAATTGTCATCCAGCCTCTAATGACATTTCTTTTCAATTTCAAGGAAGCACAGATACAGGTTCATCTTATGGGGTAACAATAACATCAAGTCATTTTAGAGCTACACATGGGGAAGATGGTTCATCAGGTGCTCTAGCTTATATTACTGCTGGAGATTTAGCACAGTCGACATCGTATCAACTATTAGGTGGTAGTATAGGTAGTGATGCTGATCAAAGTGTAAGTGCAGAATTAATAGTATTTAATCCATCAAGTACAACATTTGTAAAACATTTTATGGCAAATGTACAGTCCATCGCTCATAGTAACAGATCAAATAATCAATATCCAGCTGGATATTTTAACACGACATCAGCAGTAGATGCGTTTAATTTTAAATTTTCATCAGGCAATATAGATAGTGGTACAATCAAACTGTATGGAATTAAGGATAGCTAATGAGCATAGTCAAACTGAATAATAATTCTATAAAAAATGTAACCACTCTAGGGTCTGTTTCATTAGGTAGCATGGTGCTTATAAAAAAATTAACAGCTTCTAGTTCTGCAACATTATCTTTTGTTGATGGTTCAAGCTCGGTTGTCTTGGATAATACTTACAAGGAATATTTATTTACTTTTAATAATATGCACGCTTCATCTGATAATAGTACGGCACAAGAATTTGAATTTAATATGAGTATAGATTCTGGATCAAACTACAATGTTACAAAAACAACAACTACATTTAGGTCTGGTCATGATGAAAGCGATAGTACAACACAATTAGGTTATGTTGCAGATTATGACTTAGCACAAGGAACAGGATTTCAAGGTTTAACAGAAGGCGATGGAATAGATAACGATCAATGTTGTTCTGGATATATGCACCTATTTAATCCTAGTTCTACAACTTTTGTAAAACACTATATTTCTTGTTTTAATGTTGCTAGACATAATGATTTTACTGCTAATTGGTTTACTTCTGGATATGCAAACACTACAAGTGCTGTAGATGCTATTCAATTTAAATTTCTTGGTGGTAACATAGACGCTGGAGATATTTGCCTTTACGGAATTAATTAATAACAATTAGGAGAAATAATGCCAAGATATCATAACATAAACGGTAACAGAGTACAGTTCACGGCTGAGGAGGAAGCGGCTAGAGATGCAGAAGAGAAGGCATGGAGTGATGCTGCACCTGCTAGAGCTTTAGCTGATCTAAGATCCAAGAGAGATAGACTTCTTGCCGAGACTGATTACCTTGCCCTATCTGATAATACATTATCAGATGACATGAAAACATATAGACAAAATTTAAGAGACTTACCAGCTGGGAAAGACACTGTAGCTAAATGTGAAAATGCAGTTTTTCCAACTAAACCATAATGGCTAGAAAGTTTAAAGACTTTGTACCTAGACCAAAACCTAGGAAACGTCCTAGAGTTCACAAGAAAAATAAAAATAAACAAGAAAAGCGTAGCTTTAAAAAATACAATAAACAGGGGAGATAATGGCAACTACACTTCAACCAGGCTCACTAACACCGAGTCAAACACAACAAACTGGCAGTAAAAAAGCTGTTAGCTTAATAGATAGTTTATTAACTAAACCTACATTACCTCAGGGAACATCAATAAGCCCTCAGGTACAGGCTGTACAATCAAACGAACTATTATCTACTCCAGGTGTAACTGGTACGGTTGCTGCACAAACTACAGCTGCAACAGCTGGAACTGCAACTGGGGCAACTGGGGCTGGACCTACTGCAGTATCTACTGTAACACCTGCAACTGCAGGTCAAGTAACTCCTGCAACAATTGGAACAGCTTCTCAAATGACAGCTGCAACTGGGACATTAACAAACCCAATGCAAGCTGCAACACAATCATTAGCTAATATAGATAAAAGAGCAACAGTACAAGGTCAATTAGAAGGTATATCTCAAGATATACAAACATCACTAAGTACAGGTTCACCTTTACCTGCATTTGCTAGAGGTGCTGCTGAAGCTGCAAAAGCTACTATGCAAGCTAGAGGATTAGGTTCTTCTACAATGCTAGCAGAAGCAATGGCAGAAGGTATATTAAGATCTTCTGTACCTATTGCTCAAGCAGATGCAAATACATATAAACAAGTTATATTTCAAAACTTAGCTAATAACCAACAAGCTGCTGTCGTAAATGCACAATCATATCTACAAATGGATATGGCTAATTTGTCAAACAATCAGCAATCTAATTTACAAAATTTACAAGCTAGGCAACAAGTTTTATTAACTGATAATGCTGCTAGAAATGCTGCACTACAATTTAATGCAACTAGTCAAAATCAAGTTAATCAATTTTATAGTAATTTAAATAGCAATATACAATCTCAAAATGCAAAAAGAGTAGATGCAATGAATCAGTTTAATGCTGCTGAATTAAACAAAGTATCAGCTTTAAATGCTAAAAATACTACAGCTATAGCTGATGCTAATGCTCAAAGAAATACAGCTATATCTCAGTTTAATGCAACATTGGATGCACAAAGACAAAAATTTAATGTAGAGAATCAAAGAGTTATTGATCAATCTAATGTAACTTGGAGAAGACAAATTAATACTGCAAACACAGCTGCAGTAAATGCTGCTAATCAAACTAACGCAGAGAATTTATTAAACCTAAGTAACTATGCATTATCTGCTCTATGGCAACAATGGAGAGATGAAGCATCTTGGGTAAATACATCAGCTGAAAATGAAAATAATAGAAATCATAACTTAGCTGTTGCTGCTTTAGAAAGAACAACTAGTTTAGACTTACAAAATAATGCACAAAAAACTGCACTATATGGAATGCTTGGTCAGTTTGGAATGTCAGTATTTTCTAAATACAGTGATATTAGATTAAAAACTGATATACTATTACTAGGTGTATCTGAGATGGGAATTAATATATATTCATTTAAATACAATGGTAGTAAAGATGTCTATCATGGTGTTATGGCACAAGAAGTACCTTGGGCAACTACACAAGATAAAGATGGATTTTATATGGTTGACTATTCTAAAGTAGATGTTGAATTTAAAAAACTTAATTAGGAGATTTAATGATAAATAAAATAAAAGATTTATTTCGTGATGGTGCTAAAAATACTGCTGATTTTTATAGCACTGCTTTTGCTTCTGGTGATAAACCAATTTATTATTCTGAAGGAGAAGAGATGCCAAGAGGACCAAATGTAGCTGATGTTGAATTTGGTTTGCCAAAATCTAAACCATCAGGTTCTTTAAAAGACAAAGCAAAAAAATTTTTAGAAAAATTTAAAACAAATGATAATGCTGGATATGATAATAGAAAAGCAGCTCATGATGCATACATGAATACTTTAAAAACAATGAAAACTGGATATCAAAGATTATCTGGTAGAATTGGTATAAGTAGTTCAGGACCCAGAATGGCTACTAAAATAGGTCAAGTAGGGCGTACATCAAACTATGAAAATTCATTAGCAAATTGGAATTCAAGAATGCGTAAATTTGCAGTACAAAGATATTACGCACAGCTAGGTAAAAAATAATGTCAAAATTAATAAATGATAATATAACAGAACCAGAATACAATCCATTTGATGCACCTATTTCAGGTCAATCTTTAACTGATGAGCCAGGTAATTATCCATGGGAACATCCTCCAAAAACTACAGACCCTGTTGAAGCATTAGATAAATTTTGGGATAGATTAACTGATCCTGAAGTTGCAGAAGAAATAATTACTATGATGGAAGCTGGTGTGCCAGTTGAAGCATTGGCTAGAATATTAACATTTACTGGATTTGCAGAAGGTGAATTTACTCCTGATGTAGGTTTTTTAACAATAGAACCTTTAATGAAAATGTTAGCTGCTATAGGTATGAGAGCAGGTATTAGAAATTTAGTTATATCATTAGAAGATTTTGGTAATAAAAAAACTATAAAAGATATGGTAACATTAAAACAAGTTAATGAACGTATTGAAGAAGTAGCAGAAGATGTAAAACAAGAGGAACCAAAAGGTTTAATGGCTCCAAAAAATAGAGAGGAATTATAATGGTCAGTCCACTAGTCCCATTTTTAACAGGTGCAACAGCTCAATATTTAGCTGATGAAGATGCATCAGATAGATTAAAAGGTGATATAATTGATGGTGTATCAAAACAATTATATGAAGTAGAAATACCTGAAGCACAAAAACAAATTAATAATATAAAAACTATAAAAAATAATGTAAAAAGTAGATACGGTGAAGGTGTTGCAGAAGCATTTGATAATATAGGTTTATTTGAATCTGCTGACCAAAGACTTGTAGATAATGAAATACAAAAATATTTTAAAAATTTAGAAGATAATAATAAAGGATCTGAAGATGATTTTAAAAGTTTTGTAAATGATCTGTATGGTAAGTCTCAATTAGCAGGTGAAGAAGGTGCAAAAGCTGCATCAGAATTTAAATCTGTATTTGGTGGTCAATCAGCATTACAATCAAAAGTATCACAATTAAAAGATAGAAAAGAAAAAGTTAGAGAATTATTTAATGATAGATCTAATATGAGAGATTTATTAGTTGCACCAGATGCACCCCAAGAAGGTGTTAGAGGTTTATTATTTGGTGATAGAGTTACTCCTGCAGATGTTCCTGGGGCTACTGGTAGACTTACAGAAGCTACTCAAGTAGATACACCAGAGATAGCAGATAGAGGTAAAGCAGCTTCATTAGCTGATGTAGGATTTACTCCTGCA